TTAGTTAAAAAAAATATCATTAAAACTAATATTTAAAATCTTACATAACTTTTCAAGATTTTCAATAGATATTTTTTTTCCTGTTTGGTCATTCTCCCATTTAACTATTGTAGTTTCGCTTTTTCCAATCTTTTCAGCTAGCTCTTTTTGAGTAAGTCCTGCATTGACTCTTGCAGCTTTTAGGGTAATTTTCCCACTCATAGCCTCACCTCCTCATTATAAATTTTAAGATATTGTATCTCAACCACAATTATATTATAAACTAAGCTAAACTTAATGTCAATAGTTTTTTCAAAAAAAACTTAATTTTTTTTCAAAAAAACTTGCTTTTTATTAAGTTATACTTTATAATATACATAAAGGAAGTGATCCAATGAAAAATATAAATGATATATTTAGAGAAAATCTAATTTATTATTTGAATAAACAAGGCAAATCTCAAAAAGACTTAGCAGAATATTTGAATATAAGTACTGCTATGGCAAATTATTATACAAACGGAAAGAATGTACCTAGAATGGATAAGGTCGATAAAATATGTAAATTTTTTGGTATAGAAAGAACAGATTTGTTAGAACCCAGAACACCAAAAACAATAGACGATTTAAACCTAACAGGAATAGAAAGAATTGCTGCAAGTCATAAGGATGAAGATTTTTCAGAAGAAGATTTAGAAGATATTCAAAAATATATAAATTTTGTAAAGTCAAAGAGGAAAAATGATGAATAAAAAGGAAGAGTTAGAGCAGTTTGCTTATGAGAACGAAATATCTATAAATGAAGTGTATTTCCAAAATGAAAACTTTGAAGGCTTATATATTGATAATAATGTCTTTATTAATGAAGAAATAAAGCCTTACAAATATAATGTGATACTCGCTCACGAGTTAGGACATCTGGGCATATAAAAAGATTTTGCCTATAGAAAAATTAATAGAGTATAAATTATGTAATGTGGAGTATGAGGAGATTTTAGAAGAGCTTTGTATTTCTAATGAAGATTTTTGCAAAATTATGGATTATTACAAAAGCAAGTATGCTCCCTACTCTATAATAAACGGCTATAAAATACGATTCGACCCTAGTTTTAGTGTTGAGAGTATTTAAAAATAAATTTTTAGGAGGATTTTTACTTATGAAAAAGAAAATTATAGCATTAATGCTAACAGGACTATTTTTAGTTGGTTGTTCAGCTAAACAAGAAGAAAAGAAAACATCTGATTCAACAAAGACAGAAGAGAAGAAAGAGGAGAAAAAAGAAACAAAAAAAGATAGTATCGGTTTTGATGGGAAAGTTGTTGAAATCAACGATTTAAAAATTGAAATTATTGATTATAAAATAATTAAAGCGGGAGAAGAAGGTAATAAATACGGAAAAAAGCCGGTTATAGCTTTTTGGTATAATACAACAAATAAATCAGATAAAGAAATAGATCCTTCTATGGCTTGGTTAGCTGTTTTTACTGCAGTACAAGATAACGATAAAAACATGGTTAATGAACTTCAAGTTGCAGGGCATCCAGATGATAGCTTAATAAATACACAGGATGCAAAAATAAAAAAAGGTGGAACTGTTAAAAATGCTGTTGCTTATGAACTATCCGATGAAGTAACTCCAGTTACACTAAAAGCTACTCAAGGTGTAAATGGTAAAAAATTAGGCGAAAAGAATTTTGAAGTAAAATAAAATAAAAAAAGCCCCCACAAATTTATGGAAGCTAATTTATAAGTGTATGATATACACTATTCTCACAAAATAATTATATCATACATTTATTATTAGCACAACTTTTAGAAAGGAAGTGCTATTTTTATGGATAATATAAAAAGAGCTGCATTGTATATAAGAGTTTCAACAGACGAACAAGCTCGAGAAGGTTACTCTTTACAAGCTCAAAAAGAAAACTTAATCAAATATGCAAAAGAAAATAACTATGCAATAGTTGACATTTATGCAGACGAAGGAATATCAGCTAGAAAATCATATAAAAATCGTAAAGAATTTATGAGAATGTTAGAAGATGTTAAAGCTAATAAAATTGATATAATACTTTTTATAAAATTAGATAGATATTTTAGAAATATTGGCGATTATTACAAAACTCAAGAAATTCTGGATCAGTTTAAAGTCGGTTGGAAAGCCACATTAGAAAATTACGATACTACAACCGCGAACGGACGTTTTTATGTTAATATTCGTTTGTCTATGGCACAAGATGAAGCGGATAGAACAAGTGAAAGAATAAAATTTGTATTTGATAATAAAGTGAAAAAAGGAGAAGTTATTTCGGGAAGTGTGCCTTATGGTTACAAAATCAAAGATAAACATCTTATTATTGACGAAGACAAAGCAGAGGTAGTTAGATATATTTTTCAAAGATATTCGCAAATTAGGAGCAAACGTTCAACAGTGGTTGATGCAAGAAATAAATTTCAAAATGGTATAACTTATAAGGTTTTAGATACTATGATAAGAAATGAAATTTATATTGGCAAATATCGTGATAATTTCAATTATTGCGAACCAATTATTTCAACAGAATTATTTGAAGAAGTCCAAGAGTTATTGAAACAAGGACATTTAAGATATGGCAAAAAAACAAATAATAACTTTGAATACAACTATATTTTTTCTGGTCTTGTTCATTGCCCTAAATGCAAAAAAATTATGGCATCAAACAAAACGTTAGGTTTTACAAGAAAAAACGGAGAGGAAGTTTATTATTTTTATTATAGATGTATGAATAAAATGATGCAAAAAAGCTGTGATTATTGCAAAATGGTTAATGAGCAAAAACTTGAAAAGTATTTGCTGGATACACTTTTTCAAAAATTAAAAAAATATAAAATAGATTATCAACTAAAAGAAAGCAAAAAAATAGCTCCTAATCTGGAACAAAAAAAGACAATTCAAAATAAAATTAAAAGATTGCAAGATTTATATGTAAATGAATTAATTGAAATTGAAGATTATAAAAAACAATATTCAAAACTACAAGAAGAATTATCAAAGTTTAAAGATTTAAGTAGCACAAAAAAGAAAGATTTTTCACAAATAGATAGTATCTTAAATAGTGATTACAAAGAAATTTACAATAAGTTAAACAATGTAAATAAGAGGATTTTTTGGCATAGTATAATTAAAGAAATATACCCTATACCTGATACAGAAAATTTTAAGATTATTTTTAAATAATACTTGTACTTATTTAACCTTACACGGTGGTTAGGGATAATAACTACAAAAAAATAAAAAAACTTTAAAAAAAGTATTGACATAGTATTAATACTATGTTATAATATATATAAGAAAGGAGGTAAGATATAATGAAGCCGAGTAAAAATCGGGAAAAAAGAAAAAAACTAACAATTAAAGAATTCTCATTCAAAATCAATCTTTTCTTTGTTAGTTTAGAAATCACAATCGTAAGGGGAAAATAACCCCCTTACGACTTCATTATAGCAAAAATAGTTATGAAAATCAAGTTTAAAATCAAAAAAACTACATTAAAAGAAAAAATACAATTTGTATTATCTGTTATTGTATTAATAACGATTATATATTTTGTTTGGAGGTAAAAATGGAAGAAAAAAGAAAAGCTTATAAAACAGCTGAACAACAAAAAGAGGCTGATAAAAGATGGATTGAAAAAAACAAAGAGCATAGAAACTACTTAAGTCGTCGCTCTAATGCTAGGGGATTTATAAGAAATCTAGCTAAAAAAGAAGACCTACAAGAATTAAAAGAATTAATCGAAAAAAAATTAAAAAAACTTTAAAAAAAGTATTGACATAGTATTAATACTATGTTATAATATAGGTACAGTAAGAGAGATACTGAATATAAAATTAAAGGAGATATAAAAATGATTTGCGATAACAGAGACAAAATAACAGGATATCAAAAAAAATTTAATGAATTATTAGAAAAAAGAAATTTAACAGTGGAATATAATGATACTTCTGGAGACTTTATAATATATGATAAAGACGGGAATTTAATAGGACGTTTTTATGATGAATTGAATAAAGACAAAGATGCAACAGATTGGAAAGTTGCTTACAATAACTTAAAAGATGTTTTAAAAACATTTGAAAACTAAAAAAGAGAGTTTTAAAAACTCTCTTTAGAAGTACTTTTTTTTGATAAAAGTAAGATTTAAAATTTACATTACAGTATGTAACTATTTGAACAAAAATATTATAACACATAGAAAAACAAAAAGCAATAGATAGGAGATTAAAAAATGAAAAAAATAAAAATTATGTTAATGTTGTTATCAGCATTAACATTGGTGGGCTGTATGGAAAAAGCTGACAATCTAAATAAAAATAAATCAGCAAAAATAGATGAAAATGCAAAAAAAAGATTTATAATAAAGCATGTAGATTATGATAAAGAAATTTGGATTGATAAAGAAACTGGAGTAAATTATCTTATCATAACGCATCTCGGAACCGGACAATACAAAGGAATAACTGTTATGTACGACAAAGATGGAAAAGTGTTGATTTCAGACACTAACAAAGAAAAATAAAGAAGAGAGGACTTAAAAATGAAAAAAATAATTTTAATATTATGTTTAGTAACTTTAATGTTTTTATTATTATCTTCATTAAAATTATTTAAGATAAAGGACGTTGAAAAATTGAAAAAAATGAGCAAAAAAATTATGAATATAGCAACAGGTAGTACTATATTTATTATCATTTTAACTATAATTTATATTATATTCAAATAAAAATAGGGAGCAATTAAGCTCCCTTTTAATTTACTCAAATGCTCTCATATCAATCCATTTCGCAATATTATGAACATAGTAATAACCACCTCTTTGAGCGGTAACTCTGAATTTTTTATTTAATAATTCATCTGTTTTCATAATTGTTTTAAAACCATCAGTACCCCATGGCTTAGTATCTACAGAATAGCCCCCATGTTTTATAGTAACCTCTTTTTCTATAGTTGTAACAGGTATTAGAGCCCTCTCATCAATCCAGCCACCTAAAAAATGAGAATAATAATATGCTCCCCACTTTCTTGTAACAGTTATAACAAATCCATTATATTCGGTACTCGTTTTTACTTGTTTTCTATCAGAACAGAACCAAGGTAACGTATCTATAGAATAATCGCCATGTATCATATACCTTTCTTGTATAGTATTCATAAATTCTTCATCTCCATTTCTTTCTACATATCTATAAACAGCATAGTTCCATTTATATAAATACATTTTGGAATTTTCAGAATCTTCTGAAATTCCTTTAGCATTATAATTACAATGTATTATTGTATCACTAGACGTAAATAAAGCAGTATGTGCCTCACTACCTGGAACACCTCTATATTTAGACCATATTATAATATCACCTTTTTGAGCATTCCAATCATGGTTTTCCGTGATTTTCTCAAATCCTAATTTTTCTAAAAGTCCACCCAAAGTTGAAGTGTTGTAGATATAATCACCTTTTTTATAAGGTAAATTAAAAGCCTGTACTAATGCAAAATACATAGAACTAGAGCAATCATAATAATTAGGACCCTGCCTATTAATCATAGAGTATCCAATACCCTGGCTTTTCTTTTCTCTAAACCATTCTATCATTTTATCTATTTTGTTCATGATCATACTCCTTTATAAATTCTTATACTATTCTTTGATTTAAAATTTCTCTATATGCTTTCATATGCTCTTTTTGATTGATTAAAAGCTCTTTTTCTCTTTTGTCTAGTTGTTTCGTTTTGAGTGCTTTTTCAAGCTTAATAATTTTTGTATCAAGTTCGTTATACTCTTGATACATTCTAACTAAAAAATCTAATTTCATATTTTTTCTCCTTTTCAACAAATTAAAAAGGGCTATAAAGCCCCTTTAATCTATTTCTTATTTAAAACTCTTTCGCTGTCTTTCACTCCGTCTGTTGTTGGATCAACAAGTATTCCAAGTCCAGCTAAAATATTTACAACAAGCATTAGTACTTGAATTGTTTGGTCTTGAGTTATTTTTGGCACTACCTCAAATTGTGCTAACATTTGATATACAAAAGCTATAACTGTTGTCATCATAGTAATAATAAATGTTTTGTTTTTTAATCTTATTTTTAAATTTAAGTTTTTCATAGTTCTTATTCTCCTTTGTTTTTCATTGGTACATTAAAAGCACTGTCAATAACTCTATCAACAACGCCGTTCCCGTCTAAATTTTTATAGTTTTCATAAAGGTTTCTTAGTTCTTCAATTTCAGTTTCACAAATAAACCCCTGACTATTTGCTTTATTTACTAAGTCTAATATGTCCCTTCTTAATAAGCACGTTATCCCATTAGTTTGATTTTTCTGTAGCTTTAAGATTTTACGAATTGGAGCTCCCAGTGTTCTAATTAACGCAACTGTACTTCCAATTATGCTTAAACTTATTGCTACTGTATTCATATCCACAATTTTATCCCCTACCTTTCTATAAACGTTGAAATATACACAAATAGCCCAAAAATGCCCCTATTTTGCATTTGTTTTGGTTTTTAATGCTGTGGTATGGCTAAAATACATAAATTAATCTATTTTAAACCAATTTTCTGGATTGTTTCTCGGACTTGTGTTATTGTTATCAATCTTTGATGAATAAATATGATCATCACTTAAACATTTTTCAAATTTGTTATAAGTTTTTAAAACAGAGTAATTAAAGATTGGTTTTAAAGTATCTTCATCAATTAATTGATATTTGTTTGTAGCTAACTTGTTAAACTTTTCATCTGATGTATGGTCGTAAACAACTTCATAAAGTCTGTTACTTTCTTTGAACCTGTCGCCTTTGATGTACTTGTGATTAGCTTTAAAGCCTTCGTACTTTTGAGGCTTCTCCGGTTCTTCTTCCTCGCTTTCACTTTGAGCAGGCGTCAGTATGATTTCTTTCACTATTTCTAATTTTCTTAATTCTGACCTTTTACTTGAAATTTGCTCTGTCAAGTCCATCACTTTTCTATTTTTACTCTTTATTTGAGCTTCTAAAGTAGCAATCTCAACAACTAAAGTATCAAGCTGTTGTTCTGTTTTTAAAACTTCTTTTTCAATTTCCGTTTTTTTATTTTCTATTTCTTTTAACTTCATCTTTTTACTCCTTCGCTTTAAAGCTTATTCCATCAATTGAAATCCAATTTGTACTGATTTCTGAACGGTTTTCTATAAGAATATTTCCGTCTTTTCTAATTCTTAAAGTAGCGGACTTGTTGCCCGTGCAGGGTACAAAAACTAATAAATTTTTTTCAGGTCGACAATCTTCTCTTAAAATTCTTACAAACCACTCTGATGTTGTATCTTTTGCTATGCCTTGTAAGTGAACTATACCGAACGGGTCTTTAAAGTATTTCAATTCGTTATCGGTGTCATAAGGTTTAGTCTCGTTGAAAAGGTGTAATTTAGTCCATTCCTCTACTTCAATTCCTTTTAAAAATGCTGTTTTTAAGTTTATATCAAACATATTAGGTCTCTTTGCTATCTGCCCAACCGCAAGTCCTGTTCCTGAACTATGGGCTTCAATAAGTCTAAAACTTGACCCAACGTAAAAGCTCTGTGTAGCTGATGTGTAGTAGTCTGTAATTGTAAGCCTAAATTCATACTCAAAATTTACATTGACATCATAAGCTAAAGCATTTAAGTTTAAAACCTTATCCGTTCCCTCTAAAATTGTAGTCCAGTTACTACTATCGACTAAACGCCTTTCTATTTTCCACTTGCAAGTATTTTTTTCATTGATACTTGCCATCTTGAAGTTTCTAGTCATTGTAACTGTCTTTTCGTCTTTTTCTAGTCTATATCCTGAAAATTTTATAATGCTAGGCAAAGTATAAGGCTCTACTTTTACAGTTCTTGTATCTGTAGAAATTCTATCCCTGCTATCTGTAACAATGACGGTTACTGTAACATTTCCGCTTCCTGTTACTTCTTTTGATTTAGCATTAGCACCCCACAAAGTTTGTCCTGCAACCGTAACTTTTACATCTTTTACAGTTGACCCTCTGTTACCTTCTGCGGTTGTAGCAACGTTAAATTTGCTGTGATTTTCAACAAAAACGCCTAAACCTTTTGTTTTGTCGTCCGCTTCGGTTATTTCAATATTTTTAATAATAGGCTTTATAGAGTACGGAACGTGCATATACCAACGTTTATTATAAGTTGTCTCACCGAATTTCTTTCCGTCTTTATACGTATCTATACCGATATCCATATAGATAGTACCGCTGTTCGGCTGTAACTCTATATGTTGTGTAGTTGATGTAAAAGTTAAGTCTAAATCTTTTGTGTTTTTAGCAATATAGTGCCAACCACTAGTTTTACTTTCATCTTCTCCGTAAATGATATACCAGACCGTATGAGTGATATTCCCACTTAAAAACTTGTTGATGTGGATAGTATGTTGTTTTCCTAACTCTCTTGACCCGTCCATTTTGTCGGTGATTACAGACATTCGCGGTATTCTGTCAAGAGTTATAGTATCAGACCCGCCGTCAACACTTCCTACATTGCTTCCGTGTATCCTAGCTCTTATGTCAAGAGTAGTCGACAAATCAACATTACAGGTTCCGTCTGGATTGTGATATATCCTCTTGTCAAAACTTCCAAGTGTGATTGTAGTACCACCACCCGTTGAAATTCTTGAAGATGTGATGTCATAACCTGAACCATCAACATATACAGTATGAGTTCTTGACCCAATGTATAAGTCATAATTGCTACGGCAATCAAGATGTAGTGTGATTGTTAAATCACTATAATTGCCGTCAATATTTTGACTAGCTTCCCACTCTGTTCTGACTGTGTATCCGTTATTAAAAGTCTCTTGATAACTTCCTGAAAGTGCCATTAATCCACCGCCTTTCTAAATGATAAGTTTCCGTTCTCTTGTACTGAAAATTCAAAATTGCCAATTCTTAAAGAATTTATTACATAAGCGTCTGTAATGTAGAGTTTATTGTTAGACATATAAGCCACTTCCACATCTCCCTTTAAAAAACTAATCTTTTCGTGGGTAATTAACGCTTTAAAAGGTGAGTTAATATCGCCTAATTCAATATTTCCAGCTTTGAAGCGGATATATCTTGAAAAATCATTAAAACGTTGTTCTAGTGCTTTTCCTGTTTCATCAAGTAGTTGCTTATAGTTATTGAATTGAAATAAAAACTCATCTCTAGTCTGCTTAAGTTGTGTACTTAATTGATGTCTTATCTTTGCATTTTCAAGATTAAGTCCTTCATACTTTTTTAACAAGTCTTTGTTATCGTTTGATAAGTACTCAATCGCGTTACTTAACTGTTTGTCTATTTCTTCTAAATCTTCAATAGCAGGTGTCCAGCTTGTCGCCTTATTTCCTTCTTCTACTTTAACATTTTTAACGCAAAAAACAGGATTTTGATTAAGTTCTGTTTCAACCGCAATCATAATCTCGTCAAAGTCTTTTCTATTAAAAGTTATGTCAACTCTTTTATTTTCTTTTGCTTTAACTTCTACTTTTTTAGATAACTTTACTTTATCTACAGCAAAATTTATATCAAAATCCGATAAGTTTATTACATCAAAACTTAAAGTGTAAGTCTTATCTTTTTCAAATTTTACTGTATCTAACAAGTAGTATCCCCTTACTTTTGAAGTAATAGCATTATCAATTCCTGAAAATTTAACCGCTTGATAATCTCGCCATTCTTCATTATCTGTTATTTCAGAATATTCAATATTTGTAGCTGACCACTTCTGCCACTTTATTTTATCTAAAGTAGATGAATTTCTTAAAAGGTTTCTTGCTCCAACTTTTACTTTGTCAATTTCTTTTGTTATAGCTTGACCTATTTCAGACTTGAATTTTTTGTTATCTGCGACAAGCTCGTTATATTCTTCTTTAGTAACTATCTTTTTTTTAGTCTCATCACTTATCATATTTTCAGTGATTGAACCCGCTTTTATTCTATCCGCATGTAAGTAACCCGTTGTAATTCTGCTTGCATCTAACTCTATAATTTTTGCTATACCTGCAGAAAGTTTAGGAGCTAGAACTTCATCTGTGGTTATTTTTGTTACTAAATCTTCAGCATTTCCTGTAGAAACTTTCTTAACCCATTTTCCTTTTTCATAGATATATAAATCTGTGTAAGCTCCGTTTGGCTTAAACCAAGTATCGCCCTCTTTTGGATTTTTTGGTTCTTTAGTATCTGCATAAATTGTTGTGCCATCAGCTCCAACTCGTGCATTTAAAAATTCGATTTGTTTTTGAATAGTCCCTTTGTATTCGTAAGATGTGGATGTTGATGTTTTTACATCTGCAGACATTTTACAATTCAAGCCACCTGAAAAGTTAAGTTGTAAATTTAAAATAGGAACTCCTATATATTGTCCGTTTGCAACTTCAACCTGTACAAAGTCCCCAACCTCAAGAGCAGGATTGCCTTGCCAATTCACAGTATAAGGCTTAAAGATGAATTGTTTTAAGTAAGTATATACTTCATCTAAATAGTCTTGTTTCATCAAAGGATTGACTAAATTTATTTGATTTCCTACAGCTGATCCGCTTGCTAAAATAGTTTTTTCTTTATTTTTTAAATCTGTAGTAATTCCGTTTAGCTTATATTCCACATCATTTACAACTAAACCACTTAAAAAATAATTATTCTTTGTTATCTTTTCTTGAGTTCTGTTGAACTTTCTAAACTCTAGTTTTCCGTATCTATCAAAAACTACAAAACAGCCCTCAATTTGTGCAAGATAGCTTAACATCTCTCTATAGCTAACTTTTTCTAATTTTTGCACTTCTTTGTTATAGCTTATATGAGTAGGTACAAACTCCATTTTTACTTTTTCTGATATATCTTGAATTACATCTCGTATTTTAGCTGGAAAAGCTAAATTCGTTGTATATAACTCGTTAAGATACATCATTTTATCTTGACACTTGATTTTAGTTGTCTTTGCGTTTCTATCTCTTTTTATTTCTTTGATATAGAAAACTCCAAGAGGAATACTCTCTGCTCCTATAATTCCTATATAAGGCTTTACTTCGTGATTTTCCTCTATTGTTTCTACTAATTTATTTAAATTGATTTCAAAAGTACTAGCATTTGTTGAACCTATTGCAAAAGAGTTACTAGCTATTGAACTGTGATAGTTAAAATCTTTTATTATATCAGTTCTATAGTCCATATTATTTATTAATACATTTGCCTCTAAATACCTCTCAGATGAGTATATTTTGTTTTTAAATGTATCAGACATATCAATCATATACTAACACCTCTATTTCTCAATAAAATTCATTTTAAGGCTAGACCAAGGTTTAAATTTACTATTAAAATTATAAACAGGAGCAGTTCTATCTCCTACATACATAGTTTTAGTAGTAGATCCCGTTTGTGGGTCAATATATTTTACACTAAAAAACACAGGTGTTACTGCATTTAAAAGTGTTTGCATTTCTTCCTGTGTTAGCATTCCCCATTCACATTCAATTTTTCTTTTTACTGCCACTCTATCCCTTACAATAGTTCCGTTTGCATTTCGCCCTGTTTCTGCATCTATATCATTTATAGAAATTGACATACTTTTAGGGGTAGGTACTACTACCCCATTTATAATCAACATAATATTACCTATCCCCCTTATTATACTTTTATTAGAGTCATCCCTGCTCTTTCTTGTTCTTCATTGATTTTATTTATGGCAAAACGTCCAAACTCTGTATCGCCAATTTGAAGTATAATATCTCCAGAACCTGAAAGTGCATTATTTTTCATATTTGCTAAAGAATTAAGCATTGTTCCCATAGTATTTTTAAAGTCTGCAAAAATATCAACATTAACATTTTTATCTACTGAAATATCTGAATTGTTAATACCTTTTAAGACTGAATTATTAAGACTTTTAGCTGAGTTGAATACATTAGTTTCTTCTTTATCCATACCTAAATATAACCCTTGACCGATAAAACGACCAAAAGATGTAGTAAGCTTTGAAGGTGAGTTGATACCTAATGCACTTTTTATAGAATTTCCTATTCCTCTTGCTATGCTCTTTGCTTTTTCCCATACATCTCTTGCCATTGAGCCTATACCATTTACAAGACCCGAAATTACACTACGACCTATGCTATATAAATTAACACTTCTTATACAATCTATAGCAGAATTCCAAAGGTTAGATACTGTACTAGGTATTTTGCCAAACCAACTAGCAACCGCATTATATATATCAGACATCTTGCTTGTAACAGCAGACCACATGCCTCTTAAAACACTTGATATTATACTTTTAATGCTATTCCAAATGTCTGATACAAAATTTCTAATAGCTGTAAATTTTTCTGAAATCCAGTTATATATTTTAGTAACTATACTACTTATTAGACCCCATATAAACTCCCATACAGCTTTAGTTATAAGTTTAATGACATTCCAAACACCCTCAAATATAGCCTTAATTCCGTCCCAAGCTTTACTCCAATCTCCTGTAAACACTCCAACTATAAAATCAATTAAACCCCTTAGTATTTTTAAAAAAGTTTGTATTGTAGCTCCTAAAACTTTAAACATATAAAGTACAGTTTCTGTCAAGTATTTTATTATCGGAGACAAAACTGGCATTATAGCTTTAGCTATCCAGTCAATAACCGGAACTAATACATTTTGCCATAAAATATTTATAACGTCTATTAATTGACCTAAAATAGCAAAGATTTCATCTAAAATAGGCTTTAGATATTCACCATACATTCCTTGAAATTTTTCTCCAAATTCAGTTAAAATCGGTAAAATATAAGTATTATAACCTTCAAATAAAGAATTTGTAATTTGAGAAATTCCTTCAAGTATACTAGTGATCAGAGGCGAAATGTGTTCGTCATACAATGCAACAATACCACTAAAAACATCTTTTACAATTGTTTTTAACGTATCAAAGATAGGAGCTATAGCATCTAAAGTTCCAACTATTGCATCAGTAATTACCTTTTTATTGTTTCCAATAATTTTACCAATACCAACTACTAGATCTCTTTCCAATGCTCCTATAACGATTGTTGCTTTAGTAAAAGCATAAGTGAAAGCACTAATAACAGCCGAACCTATTTTTGTAGCTCCTTCGCTTGTAAAAACATTATAAAATATATTTGATATGTCTCTTGCTAAGTTACCTACTGCCGTTGCAATTTCTGCACTCATAGTAAAGTATCTAATTAGAAAACTTTTGATTTCAAGTTTAGTTTCTTTTAAAGACTTGTTGAAACTTTCTGCAAAGAATATTGCTCCAGCTAATGCTATATTAGAAATCGCACCCGTAGCTTGACCTAGAGCATAACTTAAAGCTTTTAAATATCTGTCTACAGCCTTTGCTACTTTTCCATCACTAAAAATATCTGATAATGATTGTCCTATACCTTCTAAAGAAGTTTTGAGTTTGTCTAATCCATCAAATCTAAAAGCATTTTTAAAACCTTCTCCAAATAGTTTTAATAATCCATTTAAGTACTCTATGCCAGCTTTAATTTTTTCTATTAGTTTTAAAATAGCACTATTATCTTCATCTACTAAGTTATCATCAAAAGAAACCTTAGGAAGTGTGATTCCACCGCCACCACCAGCACCGGAACCTCCACCACCTCCACCTCCTCCGCCAGAGCCCCCGCCTGAGTCAGATTTATCTTTATTTAGTAAGTTGATTTCATCAAAGCCCATTAAGCCTAATAGTTCTTTTTTAAGTGCCTTGGCTTGCTTACCTGCGCCGCCTAAACCCTTACCAAGTTTACCTGCACCATTATTAGCTTTATCAAGCCCACCGCCAACATTTTTTACATCATTAGCCATTGACGACATAGGACTTGCACTAGCTTTTTTACCAAAGAGCAATTGCATAAATACTGCTAATGCACCTGTTGCTTTATTTACAACGCTAGCAAAAGCATTTAATGCAGGCATTATAGCTTGAATTACGGGCAAGAAAGCATTACCTATATTAAGTGCTGCATTCTTTAGTAAAGCTATAAAATAGGCTATACTCGTTGTTGGTCCCTGCATAAGAGTATTACCAAACTTTGTACTTGCTTGTTCCAAAATACCCATCATTCTAATAGCCTGTTGGGTATTAAAGTCTAATTGTTCCCAACTTCTCCCATTTGCAAGTTCTTGAAATGCCTTAGTAGTTTTTAGCATTGATACATTTACGTTAATTCCTAAATCTTCAATTGCCTCTGTACTTCCAAGCATACCTGAACGAATTCTATTCATTACATCGTCCATAGTACGACCTGTCGCACTTGCAACAACTGCTGACGTTTTAAGCATTTGTACTGTGTAACCTGCCAATTGGTCATTGTCTTTTATAAAGTTACTAAAAAGGTTAGAATAAACTGCCCCGTATTTTATAGCATCTCCAGTAGCTAAGTTATAAGCTAAAGCTCCACCCTTAGACCACTTCAAGAATGATTGAGTTGACTCACCCATTAGTCTTCTTATTTGATTCATTGATGCACTTACTTCTAAAGCTGTTTGAACTGAATATTTACCAAAATCATACATCTTTTTAGCCAACAGACCAAAAGCAGCAATTTTTCCCAAACCCATTAAAGCATTTCTTATTCCGCCTGTTTGATGATTAACTGTATCATTAACAGATTTTATATTATCTTTAACTGGCTTAGTAGCTTGTTCTGTAACTTTTTTCATATCTGACATCGCTTTTTTATAAGGGTCTAATTTAGCATCAATAATTACGTTTAATTCCTCTAAAGTCAAATAAACTCAACCCCCTTTCTTTAAAAATTTACAAAAAAATAGCAACTATTGATTAGTTGCTCGTTTCTCGTTATATCTCATTGCATACTCTCTAAATCTTTCTTTATGCAATTGTAGTTCTTGTTCAATTATTTCTTTGTCTTTGCTCTCTAGTTCTTGTTTGAATAATTTTGGATATAATTCATAAAGTGTTGGAGCCTTAAAATCATTTGATAAAATACTTGCTATAAAGTTTCTAATATAACCAGCTAAACTATAGTTATACATTATAGTTTCTTTTACTGTTTCGTCTTTATGTTGTTTATAAACCTTTATCAAGTCTTTTACTTCATCAAAAGAATACTCCCAAAACTCGTGAGGCTTTATCCCACAATATAGAGCTGTGGGATAAATCTCATAAATTATATCAGTTAAATATCCATTTGTTCGTCGGCTTCCTTCATCTTGTATTCCATCGCTTCCACCATCGCTGGAGTAAAAAAACCCGAAACATTAAAGATAGGAATTATTACATTTTGGAATAAATCTATTTGTGAGCCTCCTTCATCAAAATAATCATCTAAAATATCATTTACATCATTTAAGTTGATACCGTGATTATATTTCTTTAAAGCTGAATGTATTAGCATTGACATAATTTGTAAACTAGGTATTCCATCATTTAAAATATTCAACAAATTACTATTCAATTTGCTTTCTAGTTCAATTATAGCTGATGTACTTAATTTTAATTTATAATCTATACCTTTTACAGTCCATGTTTCAAAAGGCTTTTTAATTGATTTTTTTTCTGACATAATTTATTCCTCCTATTTTTTATTTAAACTGGATCAGTGAATTTAAAATCTGATTGTAAACCAATTTTAAGTGTAAATTCAATAACACCATTTACACCACCACCGCCAAGCTTAACAGATACTTGACCGTCAAATTCAACCTTTGTTGTATCTGGATAAGCTTGTTCAAAAGTAACAGTTTCTTTATCATCCATAAGTTTTCTTAAAACTCTATAAGCTGATGTTGCTTTTGAGTTATCATATTTGAATTTATATTCTAGTTCTCCAGCATCTCCTATTCCTAACTCATACTGTTTAACAGTATCAGCTAATGTAGTATTTTCTACTTTTTCAGGGTCAACCCCAAGTTCAGGCACTTCTTTTAACCCCCCTAGTAATATATAATCACTAGGTGTTCCCTTTTTTTTCTTGTATTTCAATGTAATTCCATTTGCTAACATATATTATCCTCCTATGCTCTATAAATTCTATGCTCTATAAATTTTATTATCTTTTAAATCAATAACACCGTCATATCTCATAACTGAGTGTCTTCTGCCTTGTAAGTCGTTGCTATCTAAAGACATAATCCTAGTAAATCCTCTAGCAGTCATTAATTCGTCAATTTTGCCCTTAATTTCACTTGTACTACTATTTGAGTATATTTCTATTCTATACCTTAAAAGTGTTAAGCATTCGCCCTCTATAGCTATTGTGTAAGGTGTATTGTTCTCTTCTTCATAAACTAAAATAGGAAACTTGCTCCAATCACTTGGAAAAGATTCCACAACGTTATTATTAACTTTTTTTAATAGCTTGACTATTTCGGGCTTCAAATTAATCATTTTGATGCCTCCTCTATTTTCTTTTTTACTCTTGATTGTATAAACTTGCTTATTTTTTCTCTGTTTTCATGTAGTGCAGGATACATAAAAGGTCTTGCGGGTTGCCCGTTTGTAAAAATGAATTTTTGCTTATCAACATCATAATAAACCCAACCGCTAGGGCTATAAATTGGCTTAATTTCAGGACTTATTCCACTATGGCTTGCTTCTCCTTTGGGTCCTGTTCCTAATTCAACATATAAGCCATGCTCTTTATTCGTAAAAACTTTACCAGTAAAGCCTTTAGCTGATATATTCACATTATAATCTATACTGTTTTGTAACTCTCCAGTATCAACGGGAACTCTCATTTTTGCCTCATCTCTTACCCTTATAGTTGCATCTTCAATAATTGGCTTAATATCTATATTGTGTAATCGAGCAATTTTTCTGTAAAGTCTGTCTAAGCCTTCTATTTTCATAGCTTTTTAATCTCTATTTGAAGATGTTCTGAATAAGGTAAAATACTTACTACTTCATAATTTACAGTATCAGAATTAAAACATATTCCGTCTTTTTCTTTCAGCTTATTTTCGTTAGTAAGTAAGTTAAAGACATAATGCAATTCACTTCCCCACTTTTGAGCTTGTACTTGACCACCTGCAGGATAAATATAAGCCTTTATTTCTTTTAGCTCTCCATATTTTATAGTTTTATTAGCTTCTTCGTCTTCAACTATAAGATGTGGAGCATATTTGTAAGTCTTAACATTTGTAACTTCCATTTATTTTTCCTTATGATTAACAATGTGAAGTAACTTGTATTTATTTAATCTAGATCTAATAAAAGCAGGTATTCCCTCTGTGGTACTTGTATCAGTATAACTAACAGAGATAGCACCTTCGCTTCTTGAAGATACTCCGTTTCTTTTTTCTTCGTTGAGATAGTGTTTAGCAAGTTCAAAAGTAAGAGGTTTCATAGCCTCTAATAGTTCAAGTCTATTCGTATAGTCTAAGACAGCTTGAGTAGCTAACTCAATATATAAGCTAGCTACATCATCGTCTTTACTTAAATATTTTTTATATTTTTCCATAATAGGATTACCTCCTATTCTGTTTCCGTTCCTGTTTCATCTCCTGAAGGTGTTCCATCAACTTCTTCAATTTTTTCGAAATATCCAGGTAATAAATTCTTTTTTAGTTTTGCATATCTTTTTGCAGTTACTTCAAATTCGTCTCCTGCCAATCTATCAACTTCTTCTTCTAAATCGTAAAAAGGACTTAAAACTCTAATTTTCATAAATTATCCTCCTAACCTGCTATTTTAGCTTTAACTATAGCTTTTTTATTCTTTTCAGGAATATATTTGCCATATTTAGCTAATGATTGAATTGCTACTCCTGCAAAGTCTTCTGAATCTATAAGTCTATAAATTTCTATACCTACTCCAGCAACTCCTACATTATCTGCTGCAAAATATATACATTCTGTTGTTTGGAACAATGCAGATGGTAATTCTTCAATAACAAAACCTTTAAACATTTTAACTTCTTCTTTGTCAATATTAACAGATGAACCTTTAGCAGTTGTTGCAAGTTTATGATCAACTATAATATTATAAATTTCAGGTTTAACATAAGCTACCCAAGCAATATCCTTAGATACTTTATTGTCAACAAAGGCTTTATGAACTTTGTTAAATAAAGCTGAAACCCCGTCTTCAGTTAATTGTACATTCTCAGTTGCACCTGCATTATCTGAAAGAGCCTTACCTAACAATCCGTTTAATTTTTCAACCCAAGCTTCAGCATGAAGTCCGCCTCTTTCTTCAATTATTTGTTCAGCATTATCATTTACTGTTACATTGTCCACACCTTCGTGAATTGCAAGAGCGAATTCAAAAGGTACTTGCTTATTTATTGATTTGATTTCTTTTCTTGTTCCAAATCTTGAAGTCTTTCCCGTTCCTGTTCCAAAACCAGTATTAGCATCAGTTGAATATTCTTGAACTGTTACATCTGTTTCAGATACCTTTAATTCTAAAAAATTATCGGAATTTGTAATCCCGTCTTTTACTTGTAATGTTCCTCCGAACGTTCTTAAAAAGTGTTGTTTAACTGCGAAAACATTTTTTAGTGTTTCCCCGTATTCTTTTGAGTAAGTTTTAATTGCCATATTTTTTTCTCCTTATTTTTTGTATTTTTGATTTACTTTGTCAAATCCTGTAATTTGAGATGATGGCAATACATCTTTTTTTGGTGTATTTCCCTTCAATCTCTCTTCTACTGCTTTTTCAGTAGCTTTTTGTATCGCTGTTTCTAAAACTTTGATACTCTCTTGTACTGTTTCTGCTGACTCATAGTTAAGTAGTGAGTGTAATTCAGTTGATAAGCCTCTTTCACTTAGAATTGATTTAGCTTCTGCAGTAAGCTCTCTCCTAGTGATTTCTGCTTCTCTCTTTGCTAGAGTTTCATTTGCTTTGTCTAGTTCATATTTTGCTTTTTCTTCAGCATTCATTCTAGCAAGTTTCTTCGCTTCTTCTTTTTCGTTTTCAGCTTTCTTTTCCCATCTACTTTTTTCCTTTGCAATAATTGAGTTTAATTCCTCTTGAGTAAATGTTTTTTGCTGAGTTTCTTCCTCTGTTTCAGTTGCTGTTTCTTGAACATCCACATCTTGTACGTTATTTTCTTCCATTTGTTTTCTCCTTCCCATTTAAAAAGTTGGTTCTTTTACCTTTGTTATCTCTTTAAAGCCTAATAACAAGTAAAAAAGGCTATTTTTTAATATTTATTAATAACATTATTAGAAAAATAATGAATATTACAATAATTGGAAATATTATAGGACTTAACACCCAAAACCAACTCCAACTAATAAAGCCAGTTAATTTAAGACCTATAAATAAAATTGTTAATAGTTCAAAAAATATAGAACATCCTGGAATATTATTATTTTTATTTTCCATAATTACCTCCTAAATTTAAAAAAGCAGTTTAAAGACTTACTCAGGTCGTGTCATAAGGTTATGTTAGTACGGTATTTTCAAAAATAGCTTACTAACTGTGTATTAAGTACGGTATTTACTAAAAAAACGTACTAAAAAAGACACCTTTTACAGTGTCTTTAATAATCAAATATTTAATTTTTTAAGTTCTACAGTGTTAAATACTCTAAAGATTAATTTCTTTATGTGTTGTGGATAATTCTTATTAGTAAATAAATCAGTTTTAAGTTCATATATTTTCTTTATATCCATATCTATAAGTTCATCATAAAGTTCAATACATTTACCCAACATCTTTACGTTTACATCTTTATCTTGTGTAGTTTCAATAACTTTCACTTTATTATTATCATTAAAATATTCTTTTAATAAATTTATGAAATGGTCTTTATTAAATAACTTTAAAATCTGTTTACACTCATTAAATCCTAAAATAGTTAATTGAGAAACATGTTTAAATGGTATCCTATTTCTTTCCTTAAATTCTTCTAAACTATCTTCTCTTAACAACATAGGTCTTAAATTTAGTTTGCTAATGGCATATCTAATATCAGCTTCATCAATACCTGATAATTCAGATAATCCTTTGACAGTTAAAACAGTGAATAGTCCAAAATACAATCTATTATTTAAGTCTAATTTCTGTTGTTTTGGTTTTTCATTTAAAGCTCTTTCCATTCTGTTAAATTCATTAATATAAGCCATTTTAAAATCATTATAACCTTGAATATTAAACATATATAAAGTAAATCCGTCTTTGGTTAGTAGGTATTCTTTGTTTAATTTTCCATTTCTTGCTCTATATTTATCTTTTATGAATAGAGCCGAAATATCGGCCGTACTCTTTTTAACGATATTTTCAATACTTTCTAAAACATGTTTATGTTGTTTTCCTAACTGTCTTGCAACAATTCTACTACCTACTATTAATTTTTGATTTCTATTTTCCACAACTGGAACTATTGTATTCATATCTCTTAATCTCCATCTCCTGAATTGAATTTCCATAAGAAATATGATATAATATATTTATCATATCCATTATGGATTGTGGTTAAAAAAGTGTTTCTTGATTGGTAGTCGGAACACTTTTTTTATTTTTCAAGTCTTTCATACTGTTCGTCTATTCCTTTTCTTACTATTTCAGACTTGGAAAGTTTACTTTTTTCTTCAATTGTTTTTAATTTTTCGAGATATTCTTTATCAAGTCTTACTCTTAGCATATAATCTTTAATACTTTCAGTAGGACGACCCATTTTAGCTTTCATAATTTCACCTCACTTTAGTAGCTACATTAAATTATAATATATGTAGTTACAAAAGTCAAGTACTTTTTGAAAAAAATTTTTTTATTATATAAATGGTGTAGTTTCTTTAATTCCTTTAGCTAATCTATAAGCCTTTTTCATCATAGAATTTTCTTGTAAATATTCAAGTCCTTTTAAAGTTATTCTTGGTTTAATAGGCTCTACTATTCTTGGACTATAATCACTTAAAGATTGTTCTACCGTTATGCCCGTAATATATCCAGAATTACTTAACATTATAAATATTTCTTCCCATCTCATACGAGTTATTCCCAAGTTTTCAAAATTTATAAATTTTATTTCTATTTCTTCATAATCCATTGATTTTTCAAGAAAACTTAAAATCTTATATATTATTTTGAAGTTATCCATTATTACCTCCTAAATTTTTTCAACAAAAAAGCAACACTCAACTATTAATCGATTGTTGCTTTTTGATTTTTATTTTTCCTTAACTCTCTTATTTTTTTCATATCAACGTTGATATTTGTAGGTGGTAAAACATAACCCCCTTCAATATAAGCTAATTCATCTAATATAAAATATTTAGAAATATCTTTTGCTTTTTTATCTTTTGTCTTTTTTTCCATAATATTTTTCAAAAAGTTCATAGAACTTTTCGCCCTCCAAAATCATTCTGTTATTAACCCCTATAAGTTTAGCTCCTAGAGTGTTTTCATAATGTTTTATTAAATTTGTTTTTGCGTCGAAATAAATAGCATCAAATCCTTTTTCTATAGCCTGTTTACATGCTTCCGCAAATAAATGACCTCCAACACCATCATATTTTCTGTTAATTCCTAAATTATGTGGAGCAGACTCAACCAATCTTACATAAATTGCATTACTATCGGTATCATCAATTAAAGATAATAAACCTTGTATTTCTTCATCGTTTTCTAATGTTAATTTAAAAACTTTTCCAAAGTTAATTTCTTTTTGCCAATCGAAATTCCAATTTTCTAATTTTAAGTCTTTAATATTAGCAGTTGATACTACTGTATCTACAACTTTTTCCGTTTTTGTTTCAACTAAACAAGGAGTTAATCCATCTATTCCTATATCAATATTATACCCATTTTCAGCATTATTGTCAATATTTTCGTTAATTAATGCTTGTAGTTCTTCTTCAGTTTCATAGTCCCAACCTTCCAATACATCAGATAAAAAACTTCTACAGAATGGATGAAGAGGCGGTGCATTAACACCGATTTTTATATCATCAATTAAAATAACTTTTTGATTATGCTCTCTACATATCTTCGATGTTCTTTTATCTAAATTAGCTTGAAATTTCTTTGCTTTTATTCCTCTTTGTTTTGAACTTTCTAAGTCTGCACTATTTACCATATAAGACGTCTCAGTCCTTATAAGTCTATTTGCTGCATATCTTCCTAAATTGGTATGATATTCTAACTCATCGGCTATCTGTTTATTAGACTTACCACTTGCAAAAGACTGTAGCAAGTTAGACTCTAAACTTTTTGCTAAAACATCTTGATTATGCCAAACTCTTTTTGAAAAATTAGATCCAGCCCATTCATGATTAAGTACTTCATCTAAATATTTTTTACTAACTCTAGCACCGCCTAAGTCATTTAAAACAGAGGAATAAACATTCTTTAAATGTTTGCCCCCTAAGTTCAACTGACTATCTACTTGCTTTAGTTTTTCTATTTCAATAGCTTTTGCTAAAGCCTCTTTACGTTGTATTCTGTATGAAGCGGAATTCTCTTTTATAAGCCTTTTAGCTTCTGCCTTAACTCTTTTGTCTTTTGTAGTATTGTAAATTTGTAATAAGTCTTTGTATCTGTCATAGTCTATCTTTTCAGTTAAAATACTTCCATCTGCTATATGCTCTATTTCTTTCTTTAAACGTTCCAAACTATCATCATAAGCCTTATTGACTTTGCTCATACACTTAGTAGCTTTATCATGCATTTTTTTCATTCTACGTTCAGAACGTTCTTCAAAGTAACTACTACTCTTCATCTTCTTGACCTATTTCATAACCTCCAAAAGACACTTGAGCTAATTTTAAATTATTTTGTTTTTGCTCTTCAACTCTTTCAATCTCGTTATCCACATCTTCAACGAACGGAAGTAGAGAGAGTAGAGTTTTTTGAGAAACAACATTGTTTAGATAAGTTATAAGTTGTGCAATTTCCAACTCATTAACGGGTAAAGACCTTATAAAAGTCATTTCTATATTATCAACGTCAATGCTAATCATCTTAATATTTAAAATATTAGCATATAGTTTTATTCTTTCTTTTAGTCCAATTCTGTAATATTCTTCTTTAGTTTGTGCCAGTTGTTCTAAGCCTAACAACTTGTATTTCATAGCAACACCGGAGGAGTTACCTGCAAAGTTTTCATCCGTTAAGTTTGGAACCTTACTAATTTTGTGAATATCTTCAATGATAGATTTCTTTAAAAGTTCAACATCTGCTTCGTGAAAAGTCTTTGAGAGATATTCTACTTTATCTCCTTCAGACAATTCAAGTAAGCCTAATCTCTTTAATTCTCTTGCAGTCTTTAGTTTCTCTTCTGAGTTGTCTCCTGCAAGCGTTCCGTATAGAACCAATAGAGAGTCCACATACTGCTCCTTATCATTCACTCTGTCTGACTGTAATAAATTATAAGCATTAATCAAACTAACAACACTTTCAAAGTCGCCTTTTTGATTAACTTTATTCCAATATTCAATGATTGATACTTGATTAAATACGTTTAATTCCTCGTTAATTAAGCTTAATTTGTCGTTTTTAAACTCATAAGTATAAACAGTATCAACTGTTATTACTTTTAAAATTTCGCCTATTTCTTTGTTGTTTATATCTCTTTTCTTAATTCTATGAACACCAAGTAAGCTATTTTCTTCAACTGTATCATCCACAACTATAAAAGCTGTTCTCGGGTCAAGATTAGTTGACTTTGTATTACCTTCTTTGTCTTGATATACATATTCAATACCTATTCCAAAAATGGACAAGTCTCTTGCAAGTTCGGTATCAACTTGAGTTATATTTGCTTTTCTAAAAGCTTGCAATAACGAATCATCATCTGTTCTGTTTTCTTCTTCGGGGAAAGTGTATTTAATTGGGTTTCCCATAAAGTAAGCGGTTGCAAAGTCAGTGATGTACTCTGCGTGATTAATCATTAATTTATTATTGGCTAAATCTGTTTGTGTCTTGCTACGTTTTAAAATTGCATGTTTCCCGTCGTATAAGTCCTTAAGTGTAGTAAATCTATCAATAGATTCTGTATGTTCTTTCAAACACGAAACAAGAGCCTTTTCATTAATGCTCTTATCTTCGTTAAAAATTATATCTTCACTTCGTTTTATCATTAATTCCTCCTATAAACCTAAAACGCTCCTACTTCTAACATTTATTGTCTTAGATTGTATGTCGTCCTCTAAAGCATATCTCATAGCATCTAGTAAGTGGTTAAAGTCATCAATAGGTCTATTTAAAGCTTTTCCAAACTTGTCTTTATCCCATTGATAATTGCTAATCTCTGTTAAAAAGTTGTTACAACGTGGATGTATGATTATTTTTAAATCCTGAATCCACTGTATGCCATTTAATATACTGTCTTTACCTTTTTTAGCACCTTTAATTCTAAGACCATAACCTTTTAACTCATCTATACTTTTAGGCTCTGCGCTATCTCCTGTAATCTTTTCTTTAGAGTAGCCCATATTTTTAATATTTTCATAGATTTTTTTATTTGAAAGACCTTTGCTATACATTTCATCCCAAACGTATAAAACACTGCCTTTTTTATCCAAAAAACCAATAAAAAAAGCAGTTGGGTCATTTGTATAACCAAAGTCCAATCCTGCCACTGTTTTATAATCTTTTATTTCTTCTAAAGTGAAAAGTCTTTCTTCAAAGTTTTCATAAATTAAGTCGTCAACAATACCCCAATTACCAAGTCCTGCGACTTGATAACGTCTTGGGTTATTTTCTTTCATTCTCTCAAAAACATTCAAGTCTGACCTATCAAGCCACTCATTACAAGTATAGTTCGTTGTAATTGCTAAAGTGTCTTTGTCTTTTTTATCAAAAAATCTTCTCTTAATCCAGTGTCTTTCGTTCCATGGGTTAAAAGTAAGAGTTATTTGTTTGAAGTGTCCTTTTGGTACTTCCCCTCTTATAGACTCATCAAGCATATCAAAGTCTGCTTCACTCATTATCTCGTAAGCTTCCTCTATCCACAGAAAACATAGACTGCCAACTTCAACAGTAACCGATGTAACTTTTAAAGGATCATCTAAACCCCTGAATAAAATTTTTTGACCTGTTGGCTTATAAATAATTTCTAAAGGGCTTAATTTAAAATCAAAATAATCTTTAACACCTAATCTATTTACTGCCCATTTAAGCTGAGCAAAGCAACTGTCAAGTAACGTTCTGTAAGTTTTACGAACAACAAGAGCATTACTCTCTGGATATTCCATAATTCTATAAATTAAGTTCATAGCAGTAGTAGTTGACTTCTTACTCGCTCTTGAACCTTTACAAACTCTATAACGTCCCTTATAGTTCCAATAAGTGCCATAACCTCTACCAACTACATTAGGTAAAAATATTTCATTAGTCTTCAAGTTTTTCACTTCCTGAAATTATTGTAGGTAAATTTATATTAGCATCTACTTTTTCAGTCCAAGTTCCATATCGCTTACCAAGTAGTTCTGCAGCTTTTATTCTTTCTTTTGCTCCTACTTCTATGTGTCTTGTACTTTGTGCACCTTCGCCTATTCCGTATAATACTTCTTCTTCGTGTTCTCCTCTCATCACAGAGGTTAAATACTGCAATACTTCTTCTTGTTTTGCAATTTTATCAGATTCAATTTCTTTTAAACGTTTATTGATATAACTCGAAACAGCTCCACTATTTTCCACCATTTTCATACTTGCATTTTTAGCATAATTTTCACTATATCCAGCCTTAATTGCTGCTTGATAAGCATTACCACTGATGATATACTCATCAGCGAAACGTTGTTGTTTTAAAGTTAATTTTTCCATATCATCAGCTCCTTTCCACATTGACACTTCCTAGTAATACAAAAACGGATATAATTCTATATCCGTTCCTGCTTACAAAATATATTATTTAAAAGGAGGTGCCCAATGCACTAATTCACAGTATCATTATAACACGTTTTTTAGTGTTTTTACGGACAAAAAAAGGACATTTTAAGGACATTAAGATAAACAACTATATATTTTGTCTAAAGCAACTTTTTTTATCCTTCTCAATTGTTTTTCTGAATAGTACAAAATATTCATTGAAATCCACGTCAGGCTATTACCTTTTAATAAATTCTCTTCAATAATAGTTTTCTCGTTTTTTGTTAAAGTTTCAAAAGCTTTAATCAAAATTGAGTATTCTTTTTTTAAGCTATCTAATTCATTTTGTAGCTTTTTCTTTTTGTCAATATAGCTAGACAGCTTATTTTCCATAGCAGAACAATCTCCGCTTTGAGTTCTAAATGGATCAGTACTAATGCCCCCATATTCAACTCTTGTTTCAAGTCTTAAAAGTTCATTTTCTTTATTAGCTATTTTACAATCTATAATCTTAATTTCTTTAAATCTCTTTATAACTTCGCTAAAATCGTCTTTTTTTACACTCATAACTAAAATGCTCCTGTACTACCAAAACCGCTTGTTCCTCTATCGGTATTGTTTTCTATATCCTCTGTTTGCTCTAAAACCACCTCTGTTTTTTCGTTGAATACTATTTGTGCTATCTTCTGCCCTGCTTCAAATTCAACTCCATAATCGTTTAAATTTTGTATTACAACTTTTACTTCTCCTCTGTAATCACTGTCAACAGTTCCGAAATGGACTAGAACACCTTTTGCACTGATTGAGCTTTTAGGTCTTACTTGTGCTTCAATGTTTTTGTCTAGCTCTAAAAACAAGCTAGTAGGTATTAGTTTCACTTGATTAGGTAGTAGCTTAAAAGGTCTAGTAGTTTTTAAGTCGTATCCACTATCTGTATCATGTCCTTTTTGTAAAGTGTAATCGCATTTATATTTCATTATTGTTCCTCCATAATAACTGTACAATTATGAAAAGTATATCTCTTTCCGTCTATATCAAGTGTAACTACTGTGTTTGTATGGTCTTCTATAATTGTTTTTCCATAGTATGTGTTGATTATATTTCCACTTAAACTATAAACTACTACTTTTCTGTTTAATCCATTTTCGGTTATCTCTCTATCAGGTTTATTACAACTACTTAAAAAGGTCAAAATTAATAAAAATAAAAATGTTTTTAATATTTTTTTCATTATCTCAACAACTCCTTATTTTCGTATATGTTTCCTGCTATAACTATATCTTCAACATTTTTTAAAAACAAATATTTTGGAGGCATTAAAATATCGCAAAATCTTTCTATTATTTCAAGTTTTGTGGTTAATGTTTCTTCATCAAAAACAACTTTACATAAAGCATAATAAACTTTGTGTTCTTCCATATCTTCAATATAAATTTTTACAATATCGCCTATAAATATTTCTGTACCTTTTTTATCTTTGTATCCTGTTGATTGCATTAGTTCAACGTCTTCAAAGTTTACATAATAGTTAAAAAGCCCATTATGATAAATCATTTTTTTGCTTTTAAAGTCGATATATGATACATTTCCTAACAGTTTGAGTTTTTTATCCCAAACTCTAAATTTTAGATTATTCATTTACTTTAACACCTCCATATTAAAATCACTCTCAACAAACTTTTTTGTTAATTTATGATTAATTCCATTTCCTAATTTGTTATAAATTAATTCTATATCTTGTTGTGAAAAATCTGTTTTTAAAGCATTATTTAAGGCTATCAAATTCTCTTGCCACATCTTTTTATTATCTTTTAATCTGCTATAATGTTGTGTTTTAAAACAATCTCTGCTTATATTTTCTATAATTTTACACTTTATATCTACTTCATTTCGACAATTTTTTATTGCAAAATATCCGTTTGTTTTAGGTAACAAAATAACTTCTAAATTGTTGTTTATATATGAGCTTTTAAAATGTTTCATTGTTTCTTGAATTTCACCCATTAAATTATTCATTGTTTCGCTCCTCGTTTTCAAAAAATCTTTTATCTAATTCTTTCAAAATTTTCATTGTAAAAACTTGTATAAATGTTACTAATTCTGTCAATTTCTCTAACTCATCATCCGTTAGTTTGTCAACATCTATTTGTTTTAAATCTTTAATTAAATTATCTATGTTCATTACTTAAACCTCCTCTTTTATTGCTGCGATTTTGGATATAGTAATTTTTGTATTTTCTTGTGAATTTTCTAAAAAGAATTTTTTACCATCTTTTGTAAGTATGCCTTTTAAAGTGCCTTGTTCATTTACAAGAATTACTTTTATTTTCTTACCAATATATTCGTTCAACATAGATCCATCTACTGCCATTAGTCCATCTCCTTTTCCATTTGTTCTATTTTTTCTCTTACAAGTTTTTCATCAAGATTAGCATTTTTAAGTAAATGTTTGATATATTCGTAAAAGTCTTTGTATTTATTTTCTGTTTTTTGCCAATTTTCTCCAAGTTTTATTGTTTCGCCAATAGTACCAATACATCTAGCTTTTTCGCTACTAATTAAATATATTTTTTGTTTGTTTTTTGAATTTTTAAGACAACTTTTAAAAATTTTTTCAAATTCTTCAAGTTGCTTGTCGTTGTATTCTTGCATTTCTGTAATTGACTTTGTTATACCTTTTATGATTTCATTTCCTAAATTTTCAAAGATTTCTCTTTGTTCTTTTGCTGAAATATCTTTCATAATCACTCCTCGTTAATTTAGCTCTGTAACTGTTATCAAAATTTTATCCGTATCAGAAAAAACTTTTTTCGAGTTCAACTCAACCACTTGACAATCATCTACAAAAGCAACTTTGTTTAGTCCGTCTAATATTGCTTTTTCTAAATTGTCTAAATCTGGTCGTTGTGTATGATAATCTTTTTTACAACTTTTTGCTTTTTTGAAAACAAAAACTAAATCTAGCTTTACTGCACCTTTTAAAATCAAGTTTTTGTATTTCTTTTTCCACTCATAAGCTATAAGATTTTCATAATCTGCCGTCTTTTTAGGTGTATAGACAATTCTATTTTGACACAAACGGGGTCGTTCTTTTGGAAATGGTCTTGTATTTATTTTTATGCTATACATATCGTTATATATCCCCCTTAATCGTAAAATTTATTAACTATTTTTAATTAGAATATGTTTTTAATATAATTACATACCTTACATATTCTAATTAAAATTTAAGCTATTTTTTAGTTTTTAATATTCAATGATTTTTGATTATTATTACTTAATCTGTAATTTCTTTGTGTATCTCTTTTGATGTTACATACAAAGCCTTTTGATTTTTCAACAATTCTACTACCTATCGATTGTGATAGTTGCAAAATTTCACTTGATAGCATTTCGCTTGAAATAATTGTTTTTTTATCGTTTCTGTATCTGTAGTCAATTATTTCAAAGGCTTTTTCAAGTTCAAAGTCCGTTGCCTTTCCGTGTAGAAAATCATCGACGTATAAAACTTCTACACGTTTAAAAGTTTCAAAATCAAAAAATGTTGGTCGACCACTAAATCCATTTTTTAGATCTGACATTAAATCTCGCCAAGAAACAAATTTAACAGTTGTCGCTGACATCAAAAGTTTTTCGCTTATAGCTGTACAAATATGTGTCTTTCCGCTCCCTATCTGTCCGCCTATAAAGAACCAATCATTAGTCGGTACATTTTCTTTCGCTTTTTCTAATACTATCTTTGCATAATCTTTGCTTGTATCAAAATTTTCAAAAGTGAATTTTCCAAAATTATCTTTTAGTCCGCTCGTTTCTTTGCTCTGTTCTGCGTGTAGTCTTTCTACACAATCACATTTTTGTAAAACTATTTTAAAATCATTGTCTCTATAAACTTTTATAGCTACTAATCCCTTATTTTTGCATTTCTCACAGAAAAAACTGTATTCTGTGTTTCCAAGCATTTTATTATAGTTTTTAACTTGAATGTCTGTTATTGATTCGTTACGTCTATTTAATTCCTGTTCCATTAAATCAATTCTCCATAATTTTTAAATTCGTTATTATCCTGTTTTTGTGATATTTTGTTTTTGTAATTTCCTTCCATAACTTTTGTAAAGTTACTAGCATTTATAAACCAATCAAAAGTTATAGTCCAATTATTTTTATTTTTGCCACAAAGAAAATCACTATTACTTATACTCTTTAAAACTTCTATAAATTTTTCTTTTCCAACTTCTTCAACTCTTGCTTTTAAATGTTTACTTCTAGTTGAATTTTCTTTTATGAAATTTACTTTTGGTATATTTTCTGATAAGCTGTTCCACAAATTACATACGAGAGTATATAATATATTGTTATCATTGTTATCATTGTTATCATTGTTGTTAGTTGTTACCTCTTTGTTAGGTCTTTGTTGGGTCTTTGTTACCTCTTTGTTAGTTGCTTTGTTAGGTTGATTTTCTCGACTTTGATATAAGCTCCAATTTTCAATCTTTATCAGTCGGTTTTGCTTTGTTGACTCGTTTGTTAGAAATTGTAATTTTTCAAATCTTTTTAGAGCCGACCTAACATTTTGTATTGTGATACCTTTTCCACATCTTGCAACAATTTTTTCTAAACTGGTAATAAATTCTCCTGCTTTTACAGTATATTTTTTACCTTTCCATTCCCATTGATTAGGTTCGTGATTAGCCATTAAAAGCAAAGTTATTAAAATTGTTTTTTGTTCGGCGGTTGAATTTTGCCATATTGCTTTATCTAACAAATCACGGTATAAACATATCCAACCTTGCTCTTGCATTTTGTACTCCTATCTGAAAACAAAGTAAAAAGGTTGTTCCGTTCGGCAATTATTATTTATATATTGTTTTTATTGATTTTACTTTGTTTTATAAACTTAATTAAAATGGTATATTTTCATTTGTTGCTTCTTGATAAGGTAGTTCATCAAACTGTCCAAAAGGTTGTGTATCTTGATTGTTGAAATTATTGTTATCAACAAATTCAAGTATCTCTGCTCTATTTACTAAAACGTCTGTTGTGTATCTTTTTGAGCCGTCTTGTGCTGTGTAGCTTCCTGTTTCAATGCTACCATACACAAGAATTTTTTTGCCTTTTGCTGTATATTTTTGCAAAGTTTCGGCTGTTTTTCCCCAAGCGACACAACTAATAAAGTCAGCTGTTGCTTGTCCTTTCGCTTCTGTTTCTTGCTTCTTTTCTTTTGATAGTCCTTTATCTACTGCAAGTGTAAATCTGCAATAGATTTTATTACTTTGTGTGTATTTTAGTTCTAAATCTTTTGCTATTCTTCCTGTTAATATAACGTTGTTCATATTTTTTATTCTCCTTTGTGTTGTTGTTTTTCTTCAATAAGTCTTTTGATTTCTTCCATTGTTGTAGTTGTAAATATTACATCATCATTTGCTAAATAGATTACACAATTATGATTGTCGTTTTCTTTTGCAAAGCATAAAATGTTTTGAATATTGACGTAACAATCGTAAGCACCTTCGCTATAATCAACGGTTACTTTTATAAAATTTTTCATAAATTTTCTCCTTTTCGTTTAACAAATTTCTACTATCGCTCCAGTTTGTCGTTGTATTGCTTCTAAAATCACTTTTTCTTCACTATTTGCATCTGACAAGTGCAATACATATATTTTCTTTAAATTACTTAAATTTGCTTGTTTTAAAGCTGTTAAAAGTGTTTCTAAACTCATATGATTTTTTACAATTCTATTTCTTAAACTCACGTTCAAGCTGTCATTTTTTACGTTGCTATCTATAACACTTTTTACATAGTTGCACTCAACCATTAGCACGTTTATATTAGGTATTTTATAAGGCATATAAGCCGTATCTGTTACAAATAACAAGCTTTCTTTTGTGTAAATATCTTTTATATAAAAACTTACTGGTTCTTGTGCATCGTGGATTGCTTGAAATGGCAATATGCATAACCTATTAAAAAACATATAACAATAAGTGTCTTCTTTATCTTTTGAAAATACTATTGCTCTGTGTGATTTTACATTTAAAGCATCAAATGTTCCTTTTGTTGCATATACATTCATACTATTCTTTATTAAGTCTTTAACTGCTTTTGAGTGGTCTATATGCTCGTGAGTTACCAAGCAACCCCCAATTGAAGATAGCTTAAAATTTAAAGCTTTTTGAATTACTTTAAAAGGCAACCCACATTCTAGCAAAATTTGTGTGCCGTTAAAGTTGGCTAGGTAGCAGTTTCCACTACTACCCGAACCAATTACTTTTATGTCTATCATAATCAACCTCTAAAATGGTGCATCTTCTAGCACGTCTTCAATTGCAACTTGCCCGTCAAGTTCTTGTATTTCTTCAAATTCAACTTCTTCTATTTCATCAAGTGGCAATTCTTTTACGTTTGCATTTTCTGACATTTCAACTTCCATAGCATTGTCAACTTCTTCTGTTGACTGATTAATTAAGTCAGCTATTTTGTCGCTGTCGTCTGCTGTGTTTACATATCTTTTGCAAATTCTATTTATAACAGTCTTAATTGCCATTTGGTCGGCAAAGTTTATATGAGCCCCTGACTTACCTTTCATTCGTCCTTGTTCCCAAGCTTTTTTTATTTGATCCATATTCATATACTCAATGTATAATGGCTCTTTTTCGCCAACAATAATTCCAATTGCACCAATTAAATCTTGTGCTTTGTGTTCTAAAGAAGGCTTAAACTCGTTTATTTTTGTCTTGCCTGTCAAAATGTCAAAACCTATATCTAATACATCATTTTTATAAACTGGATAAGCAACAACGTCTTTTACTCCTTTTAATCTTTTTGTTAAAGCTATCGTTCCAAGATAACTTCTTGATAGTGTAAGTTGGTTTCCGTATGGAATAAAATAACATTGTTGTTTTGCTGGATTAAGTCCTTGTACTACCATATCAAGCAAAGTATTTGCAATACTTTCTTGTGTACAAGCTTGTAAAACTGGTTTCTTTTCGCTCGTTTTTGCTTCTTGTAAAATCAGATAAGCACTTTTTAAAGCATTTCCTACACTGTAATTGTTTGGAAAATCTATTGCCCCTTGTGCTTGTAGTGCAACAACTTTGTTAAATACTATGTCTGTAATTTGTTTTTCTTCAATTTTCTTAATTTCGTTTTTCATTTTGTGTTATCTCCTTTTTTATAATATTTTTAAATCTTCATTCTTTGTAACATACAATTTTACAATTTGACTTTTAACTTCTAAAATGTCTGTGATACTTTCTGCATTATCTACAAAAATCGGTACTCTTTTTTCAAAGTACTCACTTAACGAATTTATAACATCAAGTCCCGCGTTGATTTTTCCAGCATTGTTTACTGACGGATAAGGAACACCATTGACTGTAACTTCGCAGGTTTCTTTGATTTCGCCGTTGACTTGTGTTTCAAAAAGTCTAAAATTAACTGTTTTAAATAAATCATTAATTTTGTCTTGTACTAAACTTGTGTAAATTCTGATATACTCATCACAAAGATACAATTTTCTTTGTTGTTCTTCAAAAATCTTTGCAAGTTCTTTTTCTTGAGCTAGATAATTTTTGATTTTTTCGTCAATAAATTTGTTATTGTCTTTTAAAGCCAGTTTTGAAACAACTACATTTAAGTTGCTTTGCAGTTGTTGTTTTTGTTCTAAAATTACTGTGTTATCATTACTTGAAATGGCTTGTAATTCTTGCTTTATGAGTTCGATTTCTTTTTGTAGTGTGTAATATTCACTTGGATAATCTTCTTTTTCTGTTTGTGGTTTTTCTTCTGTGAATTCTCCAAAATTATCAAAATCATTTTGCAGTTTTTCAATTTCTTCTAAAATAATTTTTCTGTCTGCATTTAAAGTTAATAAGTCTTGTTCTTCATCTGATAAATCTTTTTTCAACTCATTTGCTTCATTTTGTATTTTTGTTAATGTTTCGGCTTTGTGTTTGTTAAAATCTGATAAAATTTCGACTTTTTTATCTTCGTCAAACTCTTTTTTGCAAGTCGGACAAATTAAGCTACCGTCAAATTGTTTTGCATTTTCGGCAGTCCAATTTTGTCTAAATTCTTGCAGTTTTTCTTTTAAAACAAGAATATTACTTGTAGTTATTTTTATATTTTCTTTTAATTCTTCAAGCAATGTTTTTTTACTTGTTATAGTACGTTGTATTTTGTCTTTATTTGCGAAAAAATCGCTATATTTTTGATTATATTGTATTGTTGCTTGTAGTTGCTTATCTTGATTAATTTCGTCAATTTTCAGCTTAATTTTTTGCATTTCGTCAAGCTTGTTTTGTATGATATTATTTTTTTCAGTTATAACACTTGTACTTTCAGAACTCTTTGCAATTACTTTGTCAATATTTGCAATTTGCTTTTCAAGTTCTGCTTTTTCGTTTTCTAGCTCTGTAAAATCAAAATTGTTTTTTGACTTTTCTAGCTCGTCAATTCTAATCGGCAAGCTTTCAATTTCTTGATTTGTCTTTTTAGCACTCGCTTTTGCCATTGCTTTTATTTCTTCGATTGTATAGTTTTCTAAGTCTAGCTCTTTTAAATCTTTGTATATCTTTAAAATTTCGTCTTTGTCAACGTCTTTTATTAAACTTAACAATACTGCTCGTCTTTCTTTTTTGTCTAAAATCTCGCTAAAATACAGCGGATTACATAATAAGTTAAATTCTTTTTCACTTATAAAACTTTCAATTCTTTGATTGTATTCTGACTTTTTAACTGGCACGTCGTTTATAAAGTAGTCTGTTGTATTTCCACTAAAAACTGCATCAACATTTCCACGTTTTTTAGTCCAGATTTCTTTGTATGTTTTTGACAACTTCAAAGGTTGTCCGTCAAGTTCAAATTGTCCTGTAACTGTGCTTTCTAGTCCGTGCTTTGTTTCGCCGTTTTCAGCAAAAGGCTTTATATCAAAGTCTTTTCTGCTGTTGCTGTCTTTGTCCCATAACAACCAGCTATAAGCGTCGAAAATTGTTGTTTTACCGGAGCCGTTCGATCCTTCAATTATTGTTTCGTTTTTAAAGTCTATTGATAAATTTTCAATACCTTTAAAATTTTGTAATTGTAAAGATTTTAAAATCATTTCTTGCATTGTTAAATCTCCTTTTTTAATTAAAATTTTCTTAATCTCTTTTTGATTTCTTGTTTTACTCTTTGAACTTCCGTTCTGTTATACTCGCCGTTTTTTGTGTTCTTTTCACAACCAACCTTTAAGCATTTTAGCTTTAAGATACAAATATCTATTTCATCTAAAAGCTCTTTTCTAGTGTGTTTCATACTAAATCAACTCCAGCAACCAGCTACCATAGCCGATTACAAATATTGTTGCAAAAAAACCGTATATCATACCTAGCACGATATCGTCAAAATTTGACATATTTTTACATTTTTTACGTTTAGCTATATGATTAGTTGTCTTTTGTGTTTTCGCTTCGTTTTGATGTGAATAATCGACATAGTCGTTATGTTTTGCTATGTGGCTGTTTAAATTATCGTAAGTCGCTATCATTTTTTAACATCTCCCCATAATTTCTCTGCTATCTCAACCTTTTTCTTTAACTCGTTTACTGCTTTTTTAGCATAAGTTAAATCGTAACCGTGTTGTCTTTTTTCTGGATTGTCTTTTAAATCTTTATGGTGCAATTCAGCTTGTTCAAGTTTGATTTTAAAATATTCTAAACTGTCTGGCATTGCTAACGTGATTTGATTAGCTTTGTTTTCCCAATATTCAGCTTTTGCAATTTGTTCTTTTGCTTTATTTTCAAATTCAACTGCTTTTGCCATTCTGCTCCTATTACGTTCAATCAATGCTCTATGTCTTTTTTCGCTGCTGTGTCCTATTTTTATAGGTTCTGCTAAACTTAAAAAGTCTTTGCCTTCTTGTGATTGCTCCCATTTTTCATTGCTTTTAGCAATATTTTTTAAAGCACTATTATTGTATTTTTCAGCTTTACGTTCTGCGTAGCTTTGTTCTTCAGTTCTAACAACGCTATAAACTCTTTTTTTGCTTCTGCTATATCCTAAAAAGTTGTAAACTTCACACTCAACTTGCTTTCCGTATTTTGTTTCAAGAAAAATTAGATCTCCTTTTTCATATTCTTCTTCGCACTCCGCAACCCATACATTCGGGCAATACTTTATAAATTTATTCATTGACAATCTCCTTAAAATTTAATATACTTTAATTGTTAGTTTTTACATTCGCTCAATTCGTTTGAGTGGATCTCTTTTATAGACTTTATTTGAATTTGTAAATCGCTTTGGTCAGCAAATAATTCAAATAAAGTCTTTATTATTTTTTCGCTATTTATTTCGTTCATAAGCTACTCATCTACTCCGTTTCTATTAGTGGTAAATATCCATTATTTTTTAATAATTCATACAAAAACAATCTACCTTTGTTAGTCCATTTTGTTGTTAGTTTAGTGCTTGTAATTCCGTTCGCACCTGTAAAACAATATGTTTCTGAATGAGTATATCCTTTATCGTGATACTTACTACATAACAACCATTGATTAGACTGTTTATACTGAACCCTTAAACTGTGTAATATTGAATTAAGTTTTGTTCCGCTCATTCCATAGTCTTTTGCTATTTGTGTAATAGTCATTAAAGACTTACTCTTTAAAATCTTATCTACATAGTCTGCCTTTGGTTTTAACTCTCCTATTTGTTGAGTTTTAATTGTATTTTCGATTTCTAGTGCTTTTCTCTTTTCTTTTTCTTCTTTTAACTCTGTAGCTAATTTAATTAAAAAGTCTGGACTTGTTAAGGCTTCTTTTAACACTTCATCTGTCATATATGCACCGTGTTTTCTAATGCTAGGTAAAACTTCGTGTGTTATCCACCTTTTAAATGCTTTTGCTTCTTTTTTTCTACTTGCTAAAATCAAGTTATAAAGTCCATACTCATTTACTATATTTGTTTCTCCACTCAAGCCCCCTAAGTTGAACTTAGCCACCTCATCTTCGTCAAGTCTTGATATTGCAACTGTTGGATTTGTTAAGCTTAAAATATTACAAACATCAACCGCTACAAAGTATGGCTCGTTTTCAATTTGTAAAGTTCTAACTTTACCAAACTGTTCATTTTCATAAATTTTAATTTCGTTCATTATTTCCTCCTTTTTTATTTTAGAATTTCTCCCTGATGTTCTACTAACCACTTATTCAGTTCAGATTTTATAAAGTATAGTTTAGTTCCTATATAGATATGTGGAATATCATCATAAATTTTAGCTAAGTTTCTTAAAGTAGTTTCACCAATACCTATAAAGTCAACACACTCTTTAGTAGTTAATAGCAATTTATCTTCCATATTCTTACCTCCTGTATTTTTATGATATAATAACACCAGAAAGGGGGTGTTATTATAATGAAACTTAACTATGATTGTGTACGTGACATAATGTTATATCTTGAAGAAAACTTAAATTTTGGAAATCCAATACGCGATACTAACATAAATCTTAACTATGATATTAAAGATATACGTTACTCTTTACTGAAACTACATGAAATAAATTATTTAGATGGTAGTGTATCAAAATATATGGACGGCGATTATTCAGTTATAACAACAGATATAACATTTTACGGTCATAAATTTATAGGCGAAATACAATCTGATACAATATGGGATAAAACAAAATCTGTATCAAAAGATTTAGGTATTCAGACTATAAATGGAATTACACAAATAGCAGGTTCTGTGATCTCAGGCTTAATCTTATCTAAATTAGGTTAATTATTTAAGATTTTTAAATTTATCATCAATAGCAATTTTTACAAGTTCCCATTCTGCTTTCCTTAAATGTGTGGGAACTGTTGCTATTGCTACTAAAACCCTATCCATATCAATATCATAAGGCTTCCAGTAAGCATTTTTTTCTAAATATTCATTAGCACCTATTTTTTCTACCGGCTCTCTCATTGTTTCACCTCCTAATATAAAAATTAAGTTAAACTTAATTTTTTAGTT